TCGGCTGCGCTGGCGTGGATTGGCTGGCACCGGCTCGCGTGCTTCGCGGCGAAGGGCGAGCATCCCAAGGGCGCTGCGCTGTCGATCACGGCCTCGAATCTGAAAGACAATCTATGGGCTGAGTTGTCGAAGTGGCAATCGCGCTCGCGCTTCCTATCCAACGCCTTCACCTGGACGGCCGAGAAGATTTACGCGAACGACCACCCCGAGACCTGGTTCCTGTCCGCGCGCTCGTTCGCGAAGGATGCGAACGCTGAGGCGATCGGCCGCGCACTATCCGGCCTGCACTCGAAGTACCCGTTCATCTTGCTCGACGAGACGGGCGAGATGCCCATCGCGATCGGCAAGACCGCGCAGCAGATTTTCACCGGCAACCCGACCGACGCGGCGATCGTGCAGGCCGGCAACCCGACCGCTATCGACGGCCTGCTCTACGATTCCTGCGTCAAAGGAGCTGCCTCGTGGAACGTCATCACCATCACCGCAGACCCGGACGACCCCAAGCGCACGCCGCGCGTGTCGATCGAGCATGCGCGCGAGATGATCGCCGAGAACGGGCGAGATGATCCGTGGGTGATGGCGACGATCCTCGGCCTGTTCCCGCCTGCCGGCTTCCGTTCGCTGCTGGGTATCGAGGACGTCGAGGCAGCCATGAATCGGCACTATACGCCGAGCGACTACGAGCACGCGGCGCGCATCCTGGGCGTTGACGTGGCGCGCGAGGGGGATGACAAGTCGGTGATATTCCCTCGGCAAGGTATCGCCGCATTTCCGCCTATCGTCATGCGCAAGGTGATGACCATCGAGGGCGCTGGCGCGGTTGCTCGCAAGATCACGGATTGGGACACAGACGCAGAGTTCATCGACAACACCGGAGGATTCGGTGGCGGATGGATCGACCAACTGCAGAGCCTCGGGCATGGTCCTATCGGCATTCACTTCGCCGGCAAGGCTAGCGATTCCCGGTATTTCAACAAACGCAGCGAGATGATTTTCCTCATGGCGGAGTGGATCAAGAAGGGCGGCGCGATCCCGCGCATTCCCGAACTGATCGCCGAGCTGACCACTCCGCAATACTCGTTCCGTGGCGACAAACTGATCGTCGAGCCAAAGGAGGAGGTCAAGAAACGCCTCGGCCGCTCGCCTGACCTGGCCGATGCGCTGGCGCTCACGTTCGCCTATCCGGTGATCCGCAAGGCGGCGACCATCCCAGGGTTCAACGACGGCAGGAGCCGGAACCAGTCATGCGCAGACTACGACTCGCAAGCCCGCTGGCTGGCGTCGAGCGGCTGAATCCTGTCAAGACGTTGCGGAATTCACGCGCTGGTGACACGCTGCGCGCATCTAGGCTCGGACGTGAACCGACATGTGCACCAGCAAACCGAAGCCGCCGCCGGTCGTGAACCCTCCTCCGCCGCCGCAAGCGCCGCAGGTCGATCAGCAGATCATCGACGCACGCGACCGTGAGCGCCGCCGCGCCGCTGGCCGTGGTGGTCGTGCATCGACGATGCTGGCCGGCTCCGTGGCTCCGGCGACGGGGCAGAGCAAGACTTTACTCGGATCATGAAAATGGCCCGCCGCGCCCTGTTCCTCGCCATCCGTCCCGCGATCTACGGAGCCTGACTGTGTTCGACCTGTCCACCAGCAACGACGACCACGACGGTGAAGATCAGTCGAGCGAGCCCGTAGTGCAGATCATCACGCGCGACATGCTCCGCCGCACGCCGCTGTATTCGTTCTGCCGCGCGATCCTAGCCCTGAAATACGGCATGCGGATCAACGGCCACCGCCTGACCTTCGACGAGATTGCCTGACCATGTGCAGCGCATCGCAAATCGCAGACCCGCTCGGCCTGACATACCGACACAAATGGGCCGACCCGGCTGGCATCACGAAAACAGCCGTTGGCGATCCGACGGGCGCGATGCGCAAGGGGCACCAGGAACAGGCCGACTATGAGAAGTCGTGGGCCGACTACAACGCCGCGATGGCTGCGCCGACGTACCTCGGCGGCTCGGGTACGGGCGAGAAGCCGATCACCTCCCGCAAGGGCTACTCGAACGGCTCGACGTTGCTGGGATGAAATGAACATGGCCGACGGTGCAATCACTATGCCAACCGAGTCGCGCCGCAAGCGGTGCGAGCGCCGCCTTGCGCAACTGCGCAACGAGCGCGACGGAAATGGCTGGATTTCGCATTGGCGCGAGCTTGCCGAGTTCTTCATGCCGCGCCGTGGCCGCCTGACGCTCGGAGGCACGTCAGACCAATACAACAAGGGCGACAAGCGCCACACCAAGATCATCGACGGCACGCCGATCAGTGCGCGAGAGACCCTGAGCGCCGGCATGATGGCGGGCATCACCTCGCCGGCTCGCCCATGGTTCCGCAACACGATCGCTGACCCGGTGCTGCGCGAACAGCAGGACGTTAAGACCTGGCTCTCCGACATCGACCGCGACATGCTTGACGTGCTGGCACGCTCGAATTTCTACGAGTCCGCGCATGCGTTCTACGACGAGATTGGCACGTTCGGCTCGGCCGTCATGTTGGCCGACGAGGATGGCGATAACGTCGTTGTGTTCCGCACACTAACCGCTGGCGAGTACTACTTCGGGCTCGACTCAAAGGGCCGCGTCGACACGCTGTATCGCGAATTCAAGATGACCGTGCGGCAGGTGGTGCAAGAGTTCAAGTTCGAGAACTGCTCGACTGCCGTGCAGAATCAATACCAGTCCGGAAACCTAGAGGCCTGGATCGAGATTGTCCACGCGATCGAGCCGAACGAGGATCAGGACAAGACCAAGGCCGACAAGCGCGGCATGCCTTATCGGTCGATCTACTACGAGAAGGCGGCACGCACCGACCTGATCTTGCGCGAGAAAGGCTATCGCGAGAACCCGATCCTCGCCGCACGCTGGTCTGTGCTTGGCGGCGACTCCTACGGCACCTCGCCGGCCATGAACGCGCTCGGCGACGCCAAGGCGTTGCAGATTCAGGAGCGCCGCAAAGCGCTGGCGATCGACAAGATGGTCGACCCACCGCTGAATGTGCCGGTCGAGATGCGCAACGCGGGAGTGGCCTCGATCCCCGGCGGGGTCAACTATTACTCGCAGAACGCAGGCCCGAGGCCTGGCATCACGCCTGCGCACGAACCGAACGCGACAGTCCTTGGCCCGCTGCTGCAGGACGAGCAGGAATTGCGCGACCGCGTGAATCGCTTCATGTACGCCGACCTGTTCCTCATGCTCGCCAACTCCGACCGCCGGCAGATCACCGCGCGCGAGATCGACGAGCGCCACGAGGAAAAACTGCTCATGCTCGGGCCGGTGCTGGAACGCATGAACAGCGAGTTCCTGAACCGCCTGATCGACCGCATGTTCGGCATCATGCTGCGCAAGGGCTTGATCGCCACAGCGCCGGAGCCGCTGCAGGGGCAGACGCTCAAGACCGAATACATCTCGGTTCTTGCCCAGGCGCAGAAGCAAGTCGCGCTCTCTGGCCTCGACAACTTCCTCGCGCGCGCCGGCCAGGTGTTCTCGGTCAACCCATCGTCGATGGACAAGATCGACTTCGATCAGATCATTGACGAGACCGGCGACATGCTTGGCGTGTCTCCGCGCATCATCCGTTCTGACGACGACGTTGCGGCCAAGCGCGAGGGCGAGGCCCAGCGCGCGCAGATGGAGCAGATGGCGGCGATGGCGAAACCGATGGCCGACGTGGCCGGCGCGGTCACGCAGATGGCCGGTACTCCTGCGCCTGACGATTCGGTCATGTCGAAGATGGCCGGGAATGTGGCGGGGGCGATGCCGGCATGACCAACCCACGCACCCCCGAGCAGATCGAATCCGACCGCGAGCGCATCGCCGACCTGGTAGATGTCATGTCCTCGCCCGCTGGCCGCCGCTTCGTGTGGCGCTTGCTTGGCGAGTGCGGTACCTTCCAGCTTGGCTGGACACCAAGCGCCGAGATTCACCTGCACGCCGGCAAGCGCTTGATCGGTCTGAACCTGTTCGGCGACGTGCATGCCCACTGCTTCGAGCAGTATCAGGAAATGGAGCGCGAGGCCCGCGAGGCTGACCGCTTGCGCAAAGAGCAACCCACAACCCACAATGACGAGGTAGAGTGACATGGCTGGTGAGAACGAAGTCGCGCAGGGGAACACCGAAGCGACAACGGGTGACACGCAGACTGTCGACACCACGGGCGCAGGCGGCAATACGCTGCTCACGACCGAGGGGAAACAGGGCGAAGGCACCACAACGCAAGACGCGGCCGCAGGGGATGGCAAGGTCGAGGGTGATGGGAAGGCTTCCGACAAGGTGGCCGATACCAATGCCGACGGCAAGCCCATTGAATACACCGCGTTCAACCTGCCCGAAGGCATCACGCTCGACGAGGCCGCGCTCGGCAAGTTCACGCCGATCGCGCAAGAACTGAAACTGGATCAGACCCAGGCTCAGAAACTCGTGAGCGTTTACGCCGAAATGCAGGCCGAGAATGGCAAGGAATTCGCTGACCAGGTTGCAAAGTGGGGCGAGGACGCGCGCAACGACGCGGAGATCGGCGGGGCCAAGTTCACCGAGAACGTGGGCACCGCCATCACTGGGTTGAAGGCGTTCGGATCGCCCGAACTGACCACCCTGCTGAACGAGACCGGCCTCGGGAATCACCCCGAGATGCTCCGGTTCTGTCATCGCGTCGGGCTTGCGCTGCAGGAGGACAAGACGCTCGCTCCTGGCTCTGCCTCGGGCGCGAAGGTTTCCCCAGCCGCGAAACTGTTCGACCATCCCACAAGCCAAACATAACCACGAGGTAACACGTCATGGCTACCCTCCCGCTCAAGTCCGGCGCTGTCACGCTGCTGGATATCGCGAAGGCAACCGATCCCGAGGGCAAGATTGCCCAGGTCGCGGAACTGCTGTCGCAAACCAACGAAATCCTGACCGACATGCCGTGGGTCGAGGGCAATCTCGCCACCGGCCATCGCGGCGCGATCCGCACCGGTCTGCCAACGCCGATCTGGCGCAAGATGTACCAGGGCGTCCCGCCATCCAAGTCGCTGCGCGCGACCGTCGAGGATTCGGTTGGACTGCTCGAAGATCGCAGCGAAGTGGACAAGGCCGTCGCCGAGCTGAACGGCAACACCTCCGACTTCCGCCTCGATGAAGCGACGGCAGTGGTCGAAGGCATCAATCAGAGCATGGCGCAGGCGCTCATCTACGGCGACGCCTCGATCAACCCAGAGCAGTTCAACGGCCTGGCCGTGCGCTACAACACGATCAACACCAGCACCTCCGAGATCGCCAAGAACGTGATCTCGGCCGGAGGCTCTGGCAACTGCACCTCGGTTTGGCTGGTCGTGTGGGGAAAGAACACGATCCACGGCATCTATCCGAAGGGTTCGACCGCTGGCCTGCAGCACGAAGACCTCGGCCTCGGCGACGCGTTCGACCCGGCGGGCAATCGCTACCGCGCCTATATGGATCGCTGGGAGTGGAAGTGCGGCCTCCACGTCAAAGACTGGCGCTATGTCGTGCGCATCGCGAACATCTCGATGACCGACATGCTCGCGCAGAGCGGAACGCAGGCCAACACCGCGGCGACCTGGCTCCCGCGCCTGATGGTCAAGGCGCTGGCCCGCATCCCCTTCCGCGGCATGGGCAAGGCGGTGTTCTACGCGAGCCGCACCGTGAAGGAAATGCTCGCCGTCGGCGCGCTCGACAAGTCGCAGAACGTCCTCTCGATCCAGTCCGGGTTCCAGCAATACGGCACGGTCGATGCGGGTTTCACGCAAGGCGACCTGACCTGTCTCGGCACCTGCATCTGCACCGTCGATCGCATCCTCGAAACCGAGACCGCGCTCACCTGAGCGCGGCACCTCCTCACACAAGGAACACGACCATGTATCTCGACAAGCAAATCGAGTTCTCGGATGCGCAGGCCGTCACGGCGACCGCAATCTCGACGAACGTCTACGACCTATTCACCAGCGCCGAGGGCGGCAGCACGGCCGAGTTCTCGCCGAATACCCGCATCGACGTGGGCCTCGGCACGGACTTCTGGGTCGTCGTCAACACGCAGACCCTCGTGACCGACTCCGGCAGCGACGCGACCCTCGTGGTCACGATCGAAACAGCAGACGACGCCGGCCTGACCACGAATGCGCAGGTGGTGCACACCACCGGCACGCTCGCGTTCGCGGCCTTCGCCACGGCCGGCACCAACCTGGTGCGCGTGCGCCTGCCGTCCTTCCCGTATCGCCGCTACCTTGGCGTGCGCTACACCGTGGCGTCAGGCCCGCTTACCGCTGGCGCGTTCGATGCGTTCGGCACTTACGAGGCAGTGGATGCGAACCGCATCTACAAGTCCGGCTTCACTGTCCAGTAACGGAGGGCTGAGTCATGTCTGACGACAAGAAGAACGAACCGGTCAAGCCAGACATCCGCGAGGTTGTCGCGCTCGAAGCTGGTCACGATGGCCTGCACTACCAGCCGGCCGGCGCGCGTTTCATGGTCGATTTCAACGACCCGCGCCTGAAGGATGCGACGTGGTTCGCGGAGCCGGAGAAGGTGCCGGAACCGAAGGCAAAGCCGACCGACAAGCGTCCGCCCGGTGCCGGCCCGATCAAGGGCTCGGCGGTGAAGAACGGCGAGAACCCGGCCGGCTGATCCACCACCTGACGGGGCTGGGAAACTAGCCCCGTCGCTTTCGAGGCGACTACGATGGCACAGACCACGATCACCCCCGTCGGCACTACGGCCGGCACGCAATCCTCCGATGTCGTGATAGCCTCCGGCGCAAGCGCGAACATCGGCATCTTTGTCGCGTCCGGCGATCTCCCGGCTGACGCATTCTTCGACCTCTACTACAAGACGCCAGGCGCTCCGATCAAGCTGATCCAGCTTTCGCTCATGCTGCCCGTCGAGAACATCCTCGGCCCATGCACTGCGTACACGATTCGTCGCTCTGTCGGTAGCGCCGGCACCGCGGTCGGCTCGTTCTCGGACACCTGACCGATGGCTCGCATGTGGCGACCTGTGTGGCGCTCGGTACTCGGCTCGGTTGCGCGCAAGTATCAGAATGCCGACCCTGGCGTGGGCGGCGGCTCCCCCTCCCTCACCGCCCAAGTCCAAGCCCTGTTCGCCAAGTACAGCGCATTCGGTGGGATGTGGGACTTCACCGACATGGCGACGCTGTTTCAAGCAGCCGCGTTGACGACGCCTGTTACTGCATCCGGCCAACCCGTCTGGAGCGTTGCTGATATCTCGGGGCATGGCAACCACCTGACCACCTCCAACGCATCGACTCGCCCGCAGTTCAACGGCAACGGCGTGACGCCGGATGGTGTGGACGACTACTTCGTCACCGCTGCGAACCTCGACCTGTCCGCGTGTGACAAGGTGGTGGTGGCGATGGGGTATACGAAGGTGGCTGACACCACCTTTCGGGTTCAGTTTGAGTTGTCAGAGACTTTGAACGGGAACGCAGGTACGTTTTTTTTGGCTAGTGGAAATGCGCCGGAATATCAGGCATTCGCAACAAAAAGCAACACCCCCGTCTATGGTAATCGCGTGTCGTTTACCACTGCCTGCCCAAACGAGTACGGGGCGCACATAGGGCGTCGGCGTCTGAACGCAACCCCTGTGGCAGACAATTTGGATGTCTGGTGGAATGGGGCGTTAGGTACGCGGCGTGACGATGGTACGGTTGGCACCGGCAACTTCGGCAGCTACCCGCTCTACCTCTTTGCGCGAGCCGGCACATCCGCGGTCTCCAACACCCCAGCCCGACGCGCCATCGTCCTCGCTCCTGTCGTCGCAAGCGCACAAGTCAGCGACGACGACGTTGAGCTGATCCGCCTGTGGCTGATGGAGGGCGCATGAGCATCGTAGCCATTACCCCAGCGGGCAATCTGCAAGCCGCGAATGCTGCGCTCGAATCGCAAGGCTTCGGCCCCCGCAATTTCAGCGTGCCGGCCTACGGCGGAACTGGTGTCACCCATGCTGCGCTTCATGCGTGGGATGACCCGGCCTTCCTTGCTGCGCTCAAGGCGCTGCCGAACGTCATCGTGGATGACGGCACGCGGGCAGAGGGCCAGCCGCCAGCTTCCACCGATCCGATCACCCGCACCCGTGACCTGATCGAAGCGCAGGGGGCCAAGTGGGGGGCTCAGGCTCCGACCCTGCCGACCACTGGCAACGTCACCGCTGGCGGCCTGTACCGCTTCGATGACGGCGTGTGGAGCGTGATTCAGGCGTTCAGCCGCACGACCTACAACGCGCATCCATCCACTTACCCGGCGTTGATCCGCAAGCTGCGCGATCCATACAAGACGGAAGCATGGCGGCAACCAATCGACCAGTACGACTCCTTCAAGCTGGTCAACCCGTTCACCGGAAAGGCGGACACCGCCCTGCACGGCGGCAAGACATGGCGGACGGAGGTGGACAATAACGTGTGGGAGCCGACCGCCCAATCCGCCCAATGGGAGGAAATCGACGCACAGGGCAACGTGGTGGTTCCGCCTGCACCGCCCGTTGAAGAATGGCCTGCGTGGAAGGTGTGGAGCGGGCTTAACGCCGACCTTTACCAAGTTGGCGCGAAGGTCACGCACAACGGGGATCGTTGGGTTTCCAACACCCCGAACAACCATTGGGAGCCGGGTGTGTACGGCTGGACGAAGCAGGCTTGACCGCATACCCGGCTGGTTGGCAGCGATCACGCGGGCCTTCTCGTATACAATCCACCAAGATTCAGGAGTTAGGTCGATGGCAATCTCCATAGTCGGCATCTGCAACATGGCGCTAGGCAACATCGGCACAACGCAGACGATCGAGAACATCGACGACAACAACGAGCGAGCGCGCGTCTGCAAGCTCTACTATCAATCGACGCTCGAACAGCTTGTGCGCCGCATGCAGCCAAACTTCGCGCAGGCGTTTGTCGCGCTGGCACTAGTCGCTGGCGACGCGCCACCCGGCTGGAAATACCAGTATCGCTATCCGACCGATGCGCTGTTCGCGCGCCGAATCACGGATGTATCTGGCGCGAGGCAAATCGCTATCTCGCTCTGCCGTGAGGACAACTGGCACACTGTCCCCGAGGTGCCGTTCTCGGTGCTGGCCGACCAAGGCGTGAGCGGGCGCATCATCGTCACCGACCAGCCAGATGCGGTGCTGTGGTACACGAAGCGCATCTCCGACCCCAATGATTTCGATCCCGAGTTCGTGATCGGATTCTCGTGGGCGCTGGCTGCAGCAATCGCGATCCCAATGAAGGTGAGCGCGAACATCGCGCAATTCGCGGCGAACAACGCGCGGCAAATGCTTGGCGAGGCGCAGGTCGGATCGAAGTCAGAAACGCAGGTGCAGCCCGATCTGCGGCAGTCCCCATCTGTGGCCGGCCGCTGGTAATGGGCGAGATGGTCGCCAACGCCGTGAACCTGGCCGGCCTCGCCATCGCGCTGGCGGCCATGTGGTTACCGCGCCGTCGAATCAGGAGCCGAGATGGCAAGTAGTCTGCTGCAACCGACGTTCTCTGGCGGCGAGCTTTCGCCGTCGCTGTTCTCGCGCGTCGACATCGCTCGCTACGGCACCTCGTTGCGCAAGTGCCGCAACCTGATCGTGCGCCCGTATGGCGGCGTCGAGAACCGGCCCGGAACGCGGTTCATCGGCGAGATCAGGGATTCTGGCGAGATCGGCCGGCTGATCACGTTCCAATATTCGGCCGAGATCATGTACGTGATCGTGGTCAACGACGGCTATTTCGAGTTCATCTATCAGGGCGCGTTCCTTGAATCATCGCCCGGCGTTCGCACTCAGGTCGCGGTTCCGTACACGGCAACGGAAATTTTCGATCTGAAATTTACGCAGTCCGCCGACGTAATGTACCTGACCCACAAGAGCCACCAGCCGCAGACGTTGCGACGCATTACTGCGACGACGTTCGAGCTCGTGGCCTTCGAAGGCAAGAACGGCCCGTTTACCTCGGTCAACACCGACGAGGCACGCAAGATGGTCGCGAGCGCCGACACCGGCATCATTACGCTGACCACGAACACCGACACCTTCGCGGCCACCGACGTCGGGAGCCTGGTCTACATCGAGCAGAAAGACCTCGCGAACGTCAACCCGTGGGAGCCCGGCGACCGAGGAGTTTCATTGGGCGAGCTCCGGCGCTCGGATGGCAAGACCTATCGCGCGTCAGAATTGCCGGCTGGCTCGCCGACCTGGAAACAGACCGGCGCGAACAAGCCGGTGCATGAAACCGGCAAGGCATGGGATGGGCCGGGCGACACCCGCAGCGCGGGCACCGACACTTACACCGTCGGCGTGCAGTGGGAATACATGCACGCTGGCTACGGCTACGCCAAGATCACCGAGTACATCGACGCGCGCACCGTCAAGGCTATTGTTACCTCGCGGCTGCCGGAGACTGTCGTAGGCGGTCTCGGCTCGCCTGGCGGCACCTGGACGTTCTCGGGCGATGGCGTGACAACCGTGTTCTCGATTGCCGGCGCAACGTCGCCGAGCGCCGAGAACTACACCGTCACGATCTCGGGCGAACCCACGCAATCCGACCCCTACTATCCGGGCGGCGGCGGCGGCGGCGGCGGCACCTGCGTCTCGATCGACGCGCTGGTGTTGCGCGACGGCAAGCTCGTTCGCGCCGAGGATGTGCAGGTCGGCGACACGCTGACGCTGTTCGACACCGAGACCTGGACGAGTTCGACGGGCGTTGTTTCGTTTGCCGAGACTGCGGCGGCGGAGATGGTGAAGATCGTCACCGCATCCATGACCATGCTGTCCTGCTCGAGCACGGCACCGATCCCGACGAAACGCGCAGGCCTGGTGCTGGCACCGAATCTGCTCGGGCATTACGTGCCGACGATGGTCGACGGTCGCAAGGGCTGGGATCAGGTGATCGACATCGTGCGCTTGGGCGCTGGCAAGGTGCGGCATATCACGGTTGGCGACCGCTGTTTTTGGGCGGGCGACGACGCGGCGCGCGGCATGATCCTGCACCATAATCGCAAGCGCGAAGACGCCGATCCGGGCGGTCTCAATCCATGAGCAAGGGGAACTAAGGTGGCGCGCTGGAATCTCCGCGTGATGCCGGCAACAGCTAATATCCGCAAGTCGAACCGAATGGAGGTCGCGTAATGCAAGGCTGGCAGATAAATGCGACCCTCGATCAGATTGTTTTCAACGAGCCGCCAGTCGCGGGCGTGAATAATATCGTCGTGAACGAGTACGCCTCGGGATCGGCGGGTGCAACTGACGTATGGGCGCTGGCGGCGTGGTCGGAGACGCGCGGCTGGCCGCAGGAGGTTGAGTTCTTCGCGGCCAGGCTCGTGTTCGCGCGCACCGAGCGCAACCCGCAGACCGCGTGGTTCTCTCAGGTCGATGATTATTCCAACTTCGGGCGCTCGGTACCGATGGAGGATTCGGACGCGATCACAGCCACGCTCAACGCGCGACAGGTGAATGCGATCGAGGAGCTTGTTCCGCTCGACAAGCTGCTCTTGCTGACCACCGGCGGCGAGTGGAAAACGACGGGCGGGCAGGACGACATCCTCACGCCGACCAAGCTCGCGTGGAAGCCTCAAACCTATTGGGGAGCCTCGAAACTGCCGGCGCTGGTGATCGGCAACACCGCACTGTTCACGCAGGCCCGCGGCTACATCGTGCGCGACATCGGCTACCAATACGAAAGCGACGGCTACACCGGCAACGACCTGACCATCTTCACGTCGCACCTGGTCATCGGCCATCAGATCCTCGACTGGACGTATCAGACGATCCCGAACAGTGCGGTTTGGATGGTGCGCGAGGACGGCATTGCCATGACCTGCACCTACATGCGCGAGCAGGAGGTGAACGGCTGGGCACCGCACGAAACGCTCGGCTATTTCGAGTCGGTGTGCAACGTCTCGGAAGGCAACGAGGATTTTGTCTATTTCATCGTGCGCCGCAACATCAACGGTGCCGACAAGCGCTACGTCGAGCGACTGAATACCCGCCTGTTCGCCCATGCGAGGGAGTGGTTTTTCGTCGACTGTGGCCTGACCTACGACGGCCGCAACATCGCCGGCACCACAATGACGCTGACCCTTGGCTCGGCGACTGGCTGGACGAGCGAGGACGAGTTGACCCTCGCGGCCTCGGCTCCGGTATTCACTGGTGCTAGTGACGTAGGCGATTGGGTTGTATTCGGTTACGAGGGCGACAACCCGCTGCGCATGGTGATCACCGAGTTCATGACGACGAGCGTTGTCAAGGTGCGACCGCTGCGCGACGTTCCTATCGAGTGGCGCTCCGTTGGCACCGCCGATTGGGCGTTCGGCCGCGACTCGATCTCGGGCCTGGGGCACCTCGAAGGCGAGTCGGTGGCGATCCTCGCGGATGCGATGGTCATGGGGCAGCGCGTCGTCGCTGGCGGCTCGATCACGCTCGACAACCCGGCAACCGTCGTGCACGTGGGCCTGCCTTACGTCGCCGACTTCGAGACCTTGGAGGTGACGGTTCCGGGTAGCGAGACCGTCGCCACGCGCAAGAAGGTTATCCCGACGGTGAGCCTGCTCCTCGGCCCGTCGCGCAACATCAAGACCGGCCCGTCGTTCGACCTGCTCGAAGAGTACGATGCCCGCGATTCCGGCGACTCGATGCAGGGTGCGCCGCCCGACATCGAGGGGGTGGTCGACGTTCACCCGGTCAAGTCGTGGGATCAGTCGGGCCGCGTGGCCGTGCGACAAGACCAGCCGCTCGCGCTGTCGATCCTAGGGGTGGTGCCGTCCGTCGAGTTCGGCGAAAAGCCATGATCGCAGAGGTGCGCCCGACCGAGGATGGCGATGCCGAGGTGATCGCGGCCGACCTGCGCGCGGCCGATGTCGACGAGCTATGGGCCTCGAACCGCACGACCGGTGCCGAGTGCATGGCCTACGGGCGCAGGTACAGCGGCGAGACCTGGACGGGCACCTTCGACGGCGTGCCGGTGTGCATGTTCGGCGCAGTGCCCGCCAGCCTGCTAGGAGGCGTCGGCGTGCCGTGGATGGTGGGAACGACCGCCCTGAACCGCATGCGCGGCCAGAAAGCGCTCCTGCGGGCCTCACGCGCCACGATTTCCGGGCTGTCCGCACGCTATAGTGTCCTCGCGAACTTGGTGGACGCGCGCAATGGGGCGGCGATCCGCTGGCTGCGTTGGCTGGGGTTCGACGTGTTGCCACCGATTCCACACGGGCCTGACCGCCTGCCGTTCCATCCCTTCATTCTGCGAGGCTGACGCCATGTGCAACCCGGCAATTTTCATGGTGGCGTCGACGGTGCTCACGGCGGCCGGTGGCTACCAGCAGGCGCAGGCGCAAAAGGCCGAGGCCCGGTACGATGCCGCGGTCGCGCAGAACAACGCGAAGGTGGCCGACAACCAGGCAAATACCGAGCTACAAATCGGCAACATCGAGGAGGAGCAGCAGCGCCGCAAGGTTCGGCAAATGCTGGGGGCGCAGCGTGTCGCGCTGGCGGCGAACAACGTCGAACTATCCTCGGGTAGCGCGCTCGACCTGCAGACCGAGACGGCCGGGTTCGGCGAGGAGGATGCGCTGACGATCCGCGCGAATGCCGCGCGCCGCGCCTGGGGCTATCAGGTCGATGCCGGCAACTCCCGCGCCGCGGCCGATGGCGCGAAGGCCCGCGGCAATAATCAGGCGACGGCGACCTACCTCGGCACCGCGACGAAACTCGCCGGGCAGGGGTACGACTACTACAAAAAGAGGTGATTTATGGCGGTGACGGTTCCAGTGTACGAACAGGGACAGGTGCGCCATAACAACCTGCCGGGCGCGCGCTATTCTGACGCTGGCGGCAACGTAGCCGGCGAGGCTGTCGGACAAGCGATCGGCCGCGCTGGCGACATGCTCGGGCAAATCGCCGAGGCGGAAAAGCAGAGGGTCGATACCGCGGCCGTGATGGAGGCCGAGGCCGAGCTACGCGGACAGCAAAATCGCATGCTGTTCGGTGACGGCACCGGCAAGAACATCGGCGCATTCGGAACGAAGGGCAAGGACGCATTCGGCCTGCCCGAGCAGGTGTTGCCGGCGTTCGAGAAAAGCCGCACCGAGATTGCCGGGCGTCTGAAAGGCCAACAGCGCGCCATGTTCGAGCAGCGCACGGCAGGATGGGGCGAGCAGACAAACAGCGATCTTCTGCGCCACGTCGCGCGCGAGGCCGACGCCTACACGAAAGAAACCACCAAGGCCTATATCGACTCGTCGGCGCAAACCGCGCTGCTCTACTACAACGACCCGGCGAAGGTCGACGGCGAGATCACGCGCGCGCAGGATGCGTATCTCGTGGGAAATCCGGGCGACCCGCCGGAAGCGACGCGCCTCGCGCTGCAAACGATCGACTCGAACGTGCGGCGCAGCATCGTCAATCGAATGATGATCGACTCGCCGAGCGCGGCGCAGGCGTATTACACCGCGCACAAGGATCAATTCATCGCCACCGACCAGGCCGACATCGAGCGCGTCATGGTGCCGCTGGTAAAGGCGAATCGTGGCGAGCAGATTGGTCAAGCCGCGATCACCGGTGCCGCCGGCCCCGAGATGTATCGAGAAGCAATCGCTAGCATCGAAAGCCGCGGCTCTGGCGATTACTCGGCTGTCGGCCCTGCCACCAAGACTGGCGACCGCGGGCATGGCCGCTATCAGGTAATGGGCAACAATATTCCCGAGTGGACAAAGCAAGCGCTCGGTCGGAGTATGACGAAAGAGGAATTTCTTGCAGACCCGGCCGCGCAGGATGCGGTGTTCGATCATCGGTTCGGCATGTATGTAAAAAAGTACGGCGCAGAAGGCGCGGCGCGCGCGTGGTTCGGCGGCGAGGGAGCGGTTAATAATTCGGCAGCGAAAGACGTTCTAGGAACGTCGGTTGAGTCATACGGGAAGCGATTCACCGCAGCCATTGGCAGCGGGCAATCGCGATCCTACGCCGACGCCAAGCAGCTAGTTCTCGATACCGTGAAGGATGACGACGTTCGCAAGTCGGCGCTTTCTACGATCGAGAGGCAAGAAGCTGTCACCAAGCAGCGCGCGGCCGATCAGGAAAAGATTATCTCGGAAACTCTGAATCGCAAGGTCGAGCAGGCCGATCCGTCGACGCCGTTCGCGAAGATCGCCACGCCGCATGAGTTGGCTGTCGCGCAGGAAAAGGGCTGGGTAGACAAGTTCGAGACCCGCCTGAAAGAGCGCGCAGGCGGAGGTACGCAGACCACTCCGCGCGATCAGCTGCTCGCATATCGCGCGGTCGCCTACAACGCTGCGCGCGGTGACGAGGCGGCCAAGCACGAGCTATCGCGATACAACCCATACGACCCGAAGATCACGATGTCGCAGCAGGATCGCGATTGGCTGGCCGGCCAGCAGAAAGACATTCTCTCGGGCGACCCGGCGAAGCAGGCAAAGGCGGCCAGCGAGGGCGAGATCAACAACATCATCCAGACCTACGCGGTGAACACCCTCGGCGTCGACAAGAAGAAGCTAGGCACCGACCCGGCGGCCATCGCATTCGACCGCGACATGCGGCTGTGGGCCGATCAGTTCCAGCGCGCGAACAACCGCGCGCCGACGTACACCGAGACGCTGAAACATGCTGATCTCGTGACTATCGAGAAGATGGGTTACACGCGGGTTGAGCCGGGCAAGCTGTGGGACTCGAAGATCGAGACGACTGTCGCCGAGCTGAAGATTCCGCCGCTAGATCGGCAGCAGATCGTCGAGGCGCTGTACGCGACCGGGCGGCCCGTCAATGGCGCGAATGTGGCTGAAATGTGGCGCAAGAAAATAAAGGCAGCCAAATGAGCAACCCGTACCTCGACGATCCCGCGCAGGCGAACCCATACATAGCGCTGGCCGAGGAGATCGAGCCGACTCGGCCAGGCCCGGCCGTCATCTCCGCGCAGCAGAATGAACCCGATTCCTGGGCGACCGCAAAGCGCAAGGGTGCGGCGCTCGGCCTCGCGCCAGAGATCGTGTCTCGCAACCCGGCCGAGGTGCGAAAGCTGGAATTACAGCAGTCGCTTGACCAGGTGCGCAAGACGAACCCGGCACTCGCCGACTGGCTGGTGCGCGACGACAACCTGACGCTCGCGCAGGACGACACCGAATCGCTGGGGTTCATCGGTCGCGCGCTGGAATACCCGACCGAGATCGCGAGCGGGTTCAACAGCTTCGTGGGTGCCGGCATCTCCGGCCTCGGCGACATCAACGACGCGGTGGCAAACCGTGCGACGGCGGGCCTGCGAGCGGTCGGGCTGGGCAAGGTGGCGGACGCGCTCGAAGCGCCGATTCTGCCGGACTGGGCGAACCCGTCGAAGATCGCGCGCGGTGTCGGTGACACGATCATCGAACAGACCGTGTACGAGACGCCGAAAGAGCGCCGCAACATTGGCCACGACGTAGCGCAAGGCCTCGGCTCGCTCGTCGGGCAAGTGGTCGCGTCCTACGTGAATCCGGCCGCTGCGGTCACGCTGACGGCCGGACAGGGCGCAGAGCAGCAGGCGACGCGCGCCGATGGCGAGGGCGCGACCGAGGCCGACAAGTCGAACGCCGTATTGATCGGCTCCACGATCACCGCCGCAACGGAAAAGATGGGCCTCGACATCCTGCTCGAACGCCTGCCGCCCGCGATCAAGAACAAGGCCGCGCAGTGGGTTGCCGACAAGATTCTCGCCGCTGGTGCCGAGGGTGCGCAGGAAGGTCTCGAACAGGTCGCGCACAACGCCGTCGCGCAGTTGACCTATGCGCCGGATTCGCCGCTGCTCGAAGGCGTGGGAGACAACGCCACGCTCGGCGCGCTGGTGGGCGGGCTCGCGCGCACCGTGCTGACGCCTGGCTATCGCTACCACGAACGCCGCCAGCAGGGCCAGAGCGAGAACCAGCAGGTCGATGCGCTGTCCAAGATGGTGCAGCAATCGAAGCTGTTCGCGCGCGATCCACAGAAGCTCGCCGACTACATCGCAGGTGCCAAGCAGACTGGCGCGTCGAATGTCTACCTGCCGGCCGAGGACGTGACCACGTTGTTTCAGTCGGTGCCGGAAGCGGCTGCGGCATTCGAGGCGGCTGGCGTGTCGCGTGAGTCGATCCTCGAAACTACGGCGCTGAATAGCGACCTCGCGATTCCGCTGGAAACCTATCTGACCAAGATCGCGCCGGATTATCACGCTCAGTTGGGAAAGGCCGCGCGCCTGTCGCCGGACGGCTTGACGGATGCCGATGTCGATGTCAACGACGAGCAGAATGCCGCGGTCGAACGGTTCCTCGCATCGGTGAACGATGCGCCGGCCGTGGGACAGGCCGACATGCGCGTTTACAACGACGTTCTCGGGCAGTTGCTCGGGCGCTACCAGCAGGCCGACGCCGAGCAAATGGCGAGCGTCGTGAATGCGTTTTTCCGCGACGGCCTCGGCGCACGCGCGGGCATCGACCCGATGGCGCTTTACAATCGCTACGGCCTGCGCATTGTAGAGCAGGTCGAGCGGCGCGTGATGGGCCGCGTCGACCCCGAAGTCGACTCGATGATCGAGCGGCTGCGTGCCGGCGACATCCCGACCGAGGATCAGGCGTATGGGACGACACTCGCCGAGTTCCTGTCGGGACCGGGGATCAGGTCGGCCAAGAACGAGCCGATGTCTGGCGAGATTCGCACACTGGCCGAGAACGACCGAGTGACGCGGAAGGGCCGCCAGCGGCTTGTGCGCGAGGAAGATGCGAACGCGCTGACGTTGGACTACGCACGCGAGGCAGCGGTCGAAGCCGGCTACCTATCGCCTGACGCAACGCTCGATGATTTGCTCGACGCGCTGAACGACGGCGGCCGTTCCGAGGTGAATCGCGATCAGTCGAAGTCCGACCTGCGCGACACGCTGGCGTCGCTCGACGAGGAACTTGGCCGGCGCGGGATTCGTCTGGACGAGATGACGAACGAGCAGGTGCGCAAGGCGCTGTTCACACCGGAGGGTGAAGCGAGCGGTGATTGGGCATCGTTCGATCAGGCTGGCACCGCCGAGTTCGACGAATCCGCGTACCGCCCCGCCGTCACCGAATGGGCGCGCACCCGGTTCGGCGACATGATCGCGCCGAACGGCCGTCCCGCCTGGCAGAACTTCGTGGCGTGGTTTGGCGATAGCGCCGTGATCAACGACAAGGGCGAGCCGCTGGTGGTGTATCACGGGACGCGAGGAGACTTCGATGTTTTTGGTGGAAATCGTGATGTGGACGTTTCTCGTGTACGGGGTGGCGTGCCTTCTCGAAGCGACATTGCTACTTCTAGTGGACCATTTTGGTTCGCGACAGACCCGGCTGTAGCGTTCGCCGATGGAACCGCTGGGTCAAATGTCATGCCAGTGTACTTGCGGATTGAGAATCCGATCCGTCGATCCGGCTATTTTGGTATGGAAGACTTCTCTAGGCCTGAGAAATACAAGTATTTCGATAAGAGTTCGCAGACGTGGATCACACCTGATGGCGTTATCGGTGACAACGGGGTTATTGTCGCCTTCCGCCCCGAGCAGATCAAATCCGCCACCGGCAATCAAGGAAACTTCGACCCGGCGAATCCGTCGATTCTGAATCAGCCCGCCTACCACGGCACCCCGCACACCGTTGATCGGTTCTCGCTGCAGAAGATCGGCACGGGCGAGGGCGCGCAGGCGTATGGGTGGGGGCTGTATTTCGCATCGCTGAAAGAAGTGGCGATGCGGTACCAGCCACGCAATGAAGCCGCCGAGGCGGAAATGCAAACGGCCTACAGCAAGGTCGAACGCGCGCACGACTACGAAACGCTGGAATTGTGGGAAGGCGCGATGCTCCACAAGACGCCGAGCGAAATCGAAACC